GCCGAATACGTCGAAAAAAAGAAATTGAAAGGAATCAATATTAAGGATATTCCAGGTTGCGGAATTTCAGAAGAAAAACCTATTTCTTACGGAAATTCAAAACCTGTTGACATAAACAAAATTAATGAATCGGAGGTAGATTAAATGTCTCAGACAACTATACAAAAAAGCGGAGCTGTTAAATTGGGCTCCGCGAAAGTGGAGGTTGGTGATGCGATTGGATCTCTCGTCAATCTGGGGGCAATGAGAGGAATATCGCTTTCTGAAAGTTGGGATAAAGTCGAGGTAGAATCCGACAATGCGGGAACGATAAAGGATTATATCAAAAATCAGAAAGTCGCTATCACCGGAAGTCTTATCGAGATCGATCTTGAAATACTCGATGAAATCAGGGGCGGGATAGATTCCTATAGCTTTGTTGCGGGATCCCCAACGCCTGTAACCGATGAAGAGATCACTCTGTATGATACCGACTTGGTTAGATTCCTTCACAAAAATGGTGATAACACTGAAGTGACAACCATTGTCGTAACCAGCAATGATGCGACTCCGGCAGCCAGGACGCTTAATACAGATTATGTGATAGCGGTTGATCCTGCCGGTTATACCTGTATTGCAAGAATTGATGGCGGGGCTATTATCGATGGCGATACAGTCCTGGTCGATTATTCCTACACACCGAATGTATCAAAAAAGCTCACTTCAGGCGGGAAGAAGACGATCTCTCCGAAAGTTATACGACTCACCAATACCGATGAGAACGACAAAAAGCTCCAGGTGACTGTCTATTACTCACTTGTTGAAGAGGGTATAACTTTTGAATTCCCATCAGATGAGGCGGAAGACGTGATGGTTGCTCCAATCAATATGGTTGGAAAAGTTGATGTTACCAGAACAATAGGCGATCAGCTGTATGAGATCATCGATGAACAGAGCATCGTATAAGGAGTAAGGAATGGATAAAAATGAAAATAATCTTGATGAATTATTGCGTCCATCTAAAACAATAATTATAGCAGGTAAAAAACTCAAAGTATCCAAGGTGCCTCTCATTGTTTCCATCAAGGCAAACCAGATAGGCAAAAAGTATCAAGAAAAAAATATAAACGATGACAAGGCGCTGGAAATATTAAATGAAATGGTTGAGCTCGTTCTTATTGTTTGTCGTGCCTCTGGAAATGAAATTAAAAAAGAATGGGTGCTTGAAAATGCGGACATATACGATCTCAGACAATTTATAGCCATAGCTTCAAGTTACGGTGCCGGCATAGATGGTAATGAAAACGATACAAAAAAAAAGGAAATAGAAGAAAAGAAATAAACTGGTATCATCTTTTTGCTGTTTTAGGGCATTTCTGGCAGTTTGCAACGCCTGATTATATTCTCTGGGAGATGAGCATGTATCAAATTAGCCAATACTTAAGCATGGTCCCAAAAGAATATATTGATTGGATTTATGATATCGATCCTGATAAACCGGATTTGGAAGCAATTAAAAAATTGAAACATGGCAAAATAATAAGAAGGTAAAGTCAATGCCATTAGGTTCATTAGTAGTTTCTCTATTAGGAGATACGAAGCAATTTGAAAGGTCAATGACTGTCACTCAAAAGAAAGTGATGGCGATGGGTAAATCGCTTTCTGATATAGGCAAGAAAATGACCATGTTTGTTACACTCCCCATAGTCGGTATAGGAACGGCAGCTCTTATATCAGCCGGTAAAATGGAAAAGCACCGAATTGCTTTTGAAACCATGTTAAGAAGTGCCGACAAAGCCGAAGGTTTATTAAAAGATATAGAGAAATTTTCCGCCGCCACTCCTTTCCAATTACCAAACCTTGTAGAAGGTACAAAGAGATTAATAGCCTTTGGAACGGAAAGCAAAGATGTCATTGATAAAATGCGGATGCTTGGAAATGCTGCACAGGGTGATCAGGAAATATTGGATAGACTAACTCTAGCATATGGAAAATTGCAGGCTAAGGGCAGGGCTACACTGGAAGAATTGAATATGTTCACTGAAGCTGGCGTCCCCATATTGCAGGCCCTTGCCGATACGCTTGAGGTTACTACAGAGGAATTATTCGATATGATCTCTCAGGGGAAAGTGAGCTTTGATGATGTCGACAAAGCCCTACGATCATTAACAACTGGAAGCGGGCAATTTGCCGGTATGATAGAGAAGCAGTCTAAATCATTATTAGGTTTATTTTCAACTGTAAAAGATAATCTTGGAATGCTTGCGCGAAGTTTTGCCGTAATACTATTGCCACAAATTAAGAATTTTTTAGAGCGAACACTTGCAGTAGTTCAAAAAATAGGCGAAATGGATGATAAGACAAAGAAGTTAATTTTAGCGGTAGCGGGGTTAGCTGCCGGATTGGGGCCTGTTTTATTTATTTCCGGAAAGTTAGTGGGATCCATTACTGCACTAAGCGCAGCTTTGAAATTACTCATTCCTAAATTGATTACCCTCGGAGCTGCCGCAGGGCCTATATTTTTGGTAGCAGCTGCCCTTACTGCTTTAGGATTAATTATATATAAAAATGTTCAAGCTAATAAAGATTTAGCAGAAGCTTATGAAATATTAAGAAAACCGATGAAAGATGTTACTGATCTTCAAAGATTGGAAGCTCTTGCATTTATACAAGCAGCAGACGCAAAAAAATTACATAGAAAAGAGATAGAACTTGAAGGGGCCATTCGGTCTGTAATGCAGCATGGCAGCCAGGAATATATAGATACTCTAAAAGAAGAAATAGAGACTTTGGGGAAAGGAATAGCAGCAAGACAAAATACAATTACATGGTTAAACAAAGAAATAGAAGCAAAAGAAAAATCAGGAGAAGCCACAGATAAACTAATTCCAAAAACCGATGATGAAGCAGATAGTTTGACAGATTTAGGTAAGGAAATCATTACAACATCAGATGCATGGACACGATGGGCCGAAACTACGCGATCGAGAACAGATGAAGCAATTGCAGGGAAAGAGATTACAGATGAATTGACTGAATCAACTTTTGATTTATTTCATGCGACACAAATATATAATGCTGAGATTAAATCAAGTGTTGAGCTGGCCTTAGAAGCAGCTGAGGCAACAAATGGAATAATATCAAAATATGATGAATTGGGCAATAAATACGAAGAATGGTCGGAAAAGAACCGGCAAGCGATAAGTAATGTTTTTAATTTTACGTCAACAATGATGAGCGGAATAGACAGTATAATGAGCCAATCATTTGAGAATCGGCAAATTGAACTTGATAACTGGTATCGAGGGGAAGAGCTCACTAAAAACGAAGCTTATGAAAACGAAAAAGCAAGGATTGAAAATACTATAACGGACGAAGAAGAGAAGGTGGCAGCTCTATTGCAGGCAGAGCAGGATTATGACGATGAAATGACAGCTTTAGACGAGGAAATGGATAAGAAACAAAGAAAAATGGCAAGGGACCAGGCGAAGATAGAAAAAAAATTCTCTCTCTTTCAAGCGATAATAAATACTGCAGCGGCGATTGTAAATGGGTTAAATACAAAACCTTTCGTTCCTGCAGGATTGGCTATGGGTGTATTGGCTGGAATATTGGGAGCCGCACAAATAGCCGCGATAAAGGCGCAGCCGTTGCCGGCACTCGCCACAGGCGCGGATTTTGTAACCCAGGGACCCCAGCTCGTAATGGTAGGTGACAACCCGGGGGGCCGGGAACAGGTCCGGGTAACACCCTTGAGCTCGCCGAATATAAACGGACCAGGACAAGAGATAATAATCCATAATAATCTTTATCTGGACGGCGATCAGGTTTTAGAATTTATCAGCAAAGCAACCGAAAAAGGAAGGTTGCCTATATTTGCGGATGCAATAGTACAATAGAGGAATTTCAATGCGTATTATTTGGGATAATGCCTGGGACAAATACACGATAACGGCAAATTCTGAAGCCTCCGGGTATCCAGCTATAAATATTCAGGATATTTCTTATAAAAAAACAACCAGGAGCACCGGAGATACATCGGAGTGGTGGAAGATCGGAGACGGTGTAAACAAGATCAAAATATCGGATATAGCGATTGCTGGTCATAATTTCACATCGGGGGCAACGATTACATTACAGGGTAACGATACGGACGTTTGGACTTCACCGGCAAAAGAAGAGGTGTTGACTTACAATGCCGACATCATAACGAAGTTTTTCACCGCCGTTGAATATTATTACTGGCGGCTGCTCGTCGCAGACGCGTCCAATCCTGACACATATATCGAGATAGGACGGATATCATCGGATGAATATTTGCAGATGCCGGGGATAGAGCCCGGATTGGTATATCCAAGAAAGACGACATCGACGAAGGATATAACGGTCACAGGCCAGGTGTACGGCGACAAGGGCATAATAGCCAGGATGCCTGGATTTGCATTCCCAATAATCGAAGATAGTGAACGGATACAAATAGATTCAATGTTTGATGAAGTACACAATATCAAGCCGATTTTCCTGATCGT